ATATATATATCATAGTCGTTAATATTCTCGCTTCCTAAATAGCTGGGAAGCCTACCTATACCATTTTACTTGCCATCATAATCTTTTTCACTTGTTCCAAATGCCAATTCACTATACTCATCACAAATGCTTAATACAGGCATTATTATCTCAGTTTTTGTGGGCTTATGGAATATGATAAATTTTAAATTAGCTTTAGGTAGTGTATTGTCTAAAATTTTATTATCCATATAATTTCTTTTTTAATGTACAATTTCAGAATCATCGAATGCAGGTGGTGAGCTTAACAACGTAGAGTTCAAATCATATCCTAATGCTTGCCATTGAGCAAATGTGTAATTTGTTGAACCAACTGTTACTATGTTCACATTTGTAGAATAAAAAGTATTATAGTCACTTGTAAACCCCGTTAAATTATCAGCAAAATCAATATATATTGCTCTTACTGCTGCATTAGTGCCTCTATAAATTAATGTGTTGTTATGTACAAATGTTCCGTGAGCAACCGACGCTCCATTATTTACTATGTCAATTATATGTGTACTCGAAACATTACAATTAGTATCAGCATAATTATTATTGATTGTCGCACCGGAAACGCCTTTTATATATAGGCTTACACCACAGTTAATTAGCTTATTATATGCCATATTAAAATTTACAACTAACCCGGCCCCTTTCATTAAGCAGCCAATCCATGCTCCATTTACATAATTTCGAAGCATATCCCCATTGTTTCCCCATGCAAATAATGCATGCATTGTACCATATCCATTACCGTAATAAGCAGGACAATAGACTACGTTATCATTTACTTCAAATCCATCGAAATGATTATGTTGAGCTGCGGCCTTTTCTTCATCAAATGCTATAACTACACTATTTATAGCTTTTTTAATTAATATTCTATTGTTGTTTGCTTTCCCTGCTCCACATACTACTGTAGTTGATTCGAGTTCAATGTGCGAAAATATAGATGCTGAGTTAGATTCTATTACGTTATTGCAGCAACTTGGAGTAGTAACACTTGAAAATAGTATAACACGAACAGCATTTGCAGTTCCAGTTATAGATACTCCAGTTAATGTTATTGTATTGTTATTTAATTCTGAATTAATACCCCGGAGATTAATATAGATATTTGGTGAACCTCCTATATCACTTTGTAAAATCGTATTAAAATTGAATTTTGTTTTAAAAGTTGTATTAGCTTTATCGTAAAAAATACCACCTAAACCATTATTAACTAATGTATTCCCGTATATTTCAGCCCCTAATGTTTCAACTTGAAACATAAAACTACCAGTTGCAATAGATGCAAGTATTTTATTATTTTTTATTATCGAATTTTTTAGTGATCTAAATAATCCTGCTGCTGTTGTAGATGTGACTAAGCATCCTGATATTTCAGAAAAACTCGCATAACCTCCATAATTAAGTGACCCTGTTAGTATACTATCCTTTACAATAATATTATCAGAAGTAAACGCCGCATAAACACCAATCCCATCAGCTGTTGATTTACAGTTTTTGAAATAACATTTTTCAATAGTGAAATTTGAAAATGTTGTATTAATGCCAATCCAACCATTTTGAGATTGTCCGTCTATAATAAGACCTTTTATTGTTCTTGCATTTGTTGTATTACCAGCACGAATAACTCCATTAGCTGTGGCAGTCGTTTTAATCACTGACAATCCTTTACCTATCCAGTTGATTACTTTTGTTAGAGTTATTGAAGTGTCAGTATCAGCGCCAGTCAGGACGTTTACGCCTCCGGTTGTGAATGTTGTTTCAGTATTTGCAACAGTTTTTTTAGATAGCGCTTTTGTTAAACCTGATTGGGAGTCGTTGCCTGATGCTAAGTTAAGCCAGTAAATTTCAGCACTTGGGACATTGTAATAGGTTTGACATTTTACTAAATCTGCACCAGTTTTTGGATTAGTATAAAGTGTAATATCTACAACCCTTGGCTCGAATGTTTCAACTCCATTCGCGTCGAGTTTTTGAGGTAAATGTCTTGCAAATCCCCGATTTTCTAAATCTATATCTGAGGATGCGAATGCCGTAACAGGTATTTGATTCGGTGTCCCGTCTGTCGCGTACCAAAAATGATTTATGTCAGTTGCCTGTAAAACCGAATCATTTGCCGGAGCCGAAATGGTTGATGCTGTTTTGTATGGGAATCCTTTTACATCAGATGAAAAGTCTTTATTGGCGATAGGGAATAGTTTACCATTGATTTTATCAACGAAGTTATCGCCGGATATTGTACCATCAAGAGTGAATAAAGCATCAGCTCTACCAGGAATGCCTGATATTAAATTTTTAACTTTACTTATCCCTAAACCAAATCCGAGATTTATTCCCATATTATTCTATCTTACAGCGTATAATTTTGTAATAGTATCCTTTTCTTTCACAGCACGTATTTTTTCAAAATTACCTCCCGGAAATACATATTGAGTCTTATAATCAGCATCAGTCCAAAGATTAGCTGGTTTTGTATTTGACATAGGTATTGATTCAATCTCCACCATATCAGAATTCCCTGAAAATATATAAAATCCAGAAGTCCAAGGGATGCCATTATCATCTTCTGGGATTACTGGGGTGGAATGAGATGTGACCAAATCCAATGGCGCTCTATCTCCTGTATTGCTTGTTTCTGGTAATCCATTAGCTGAGATCATAGTTTTTATTTTTTAAATGTTACACAAATATACATTAATTTATTAATACTGGAATAGAACAGCATCTACAATTCCCATGAGCCGGAATTAATTTTTCTGCTTCATCAAGTGTATATGGCCCTCCCTTAGCCAAAGCATCACATACAGGGCATACTTTATCGTCACCCGCAGTCACTACTTCTGCTTTGACAATTATTCCCAATGCTCCCCAATTTCGATATTCTTGGATTGTCGCGATATGATGAGCACGTATGATTTCGGTTCGAGCAAGGGTTTCAGCTCTAACTTTTGCCGAAATAACCCTACCTAAAGAATCAGTAATCCCAAGATCACCTAAACCTTGTCCATTTATCACAGAAACCATTTTACGAGCAAGTAGTATAGGACTATCACCATCAGCAATTCCCTGTGCTAAAATTCGACTTATCTGAGTATCCATTACCTCAGTAATCCCTTTTAAATCTGTATAAGTTCTTGTGTATAGTAAACCAATTCGATCTAAATGAATAGGCAAAGCTATTGCCATTTCAACTCCACCAGTTGATTCAATTGACGGGACATTATATCCGGCTTTTTGTAATTCATATCGGGCACGAATCACCCCTCTTTTATATGAATCAAGAATATATTTATTTGTCCATGCTAAATTTATAGCAGTTCCAATTTGCTCATATTCCTTAACGTTTAAAATCCCAGAATTCACTTGTGTTTGTAGCCATTCCATGAATTTAGCTACCTTTTCTTGACTTAACCTATAATTAAACGCTTGCCAACCTGCCGGAGTAACTTGATGTGTTTGTATTTGCTTTAAACCAAAACAATCATTCGTATCTACGGTCGTTTTAATCACCGAAATTAGCTCATTGAAGCGACGATCAACGTCACTGACAAACAAATTACGCAACCCTGTTGTATGCGTTGGGTCACGGGCTATATTTACAGCTATTAAATTTTTAACATCAACCATATCTATTTACTTAGGAATAGGTGTTTTTGCTGGTATTTGTTTAATCGGAACTTTTGGGAGTATTTGACTTGCAGCCTCTTGTTGGGCTTTTTGTAGGCTGGCATCTTCCAATGCTCCCGGCCCTCCCATAAGCTGCCTCAACTTATTGATTTGATCAGAAGAGAATCCAAGACAGAACTCAGCAAAAGCTTCTGGTGGCATAATCACCTCTGCCAATGGGCTGGCTGTATAGTTCTTTATCGCTGTTGAACGGTCGAGGCCAATCTTTACCCTGTCCCCTTCACTCAAAGCAAACAAATCCTCCCAACTTATCGAATATTTTCCTGTGGATGTTTGTGGTAAAATCCCTAATTCCTGACAACGCAATACGAACAGCCGAACAATGTGTGGTTCGGCGTGTCCTGTTCTACGGATATTGATGTACGTTTTCCACTCCCCTGAATCTTGTGCCGAAGACAGTTCCCCGCGCTCACTCCCTACTAATATTCGTTTTGGAATTCCGGTTACTGCTGAAATCATCATAATCTGCACCTCAACGTGATTTATTGGGTCTGATATTTGTTGAGCTAATGCTTTTAAATCAATCCCCTCATTTACTAATATCCTTCGTAGATTATGTTCATATTCATCAATCTGATCTTTTAAATCTGATTTAGTTTGCGGGGTCATTTGAAATTCAGGATTAACTGTGCCAGCGTATCCCGGCCTTGCTCCTCTCCAAAACATTTCAGCATCACCTCCAACAAGTTTCTCCAAATCAATTAGGCGATTGAACACAACCTCCAAGACAGGTGTGCTTTCAACATCAGATTCCAATGGATTTTCAACAATGTGGACTACTCTGGAATAGTGGACCTCTATCACTAAACTGTTTCCACCTTCCATTTGCTGTACAGTGATATTGTAGGTAAGGGGTTTTCCGTATCTCTGATTCTTAGGGTCCGTGACATACGTATTAATCAAAGCCGAGCCTTCCCCAAAAGGCATCAAATATACAAGCTTCCTTTTCCCAACAGCAGGATTTCTAAAATCAGTATTTTCCTTAACGTCATCCAAACCCAACAAAAGAATACCATATCTTCCAAGCCCGGTTAATCTGTCTACTCTGGAAAATATGGATTGTAAATCAAACTTATCTTTTAAATCAAGCCAAGCTTTTTCGAAAGGAGTTTCATCATTCTCTGATTCTACAAGTTCAAGCTTGCCTTGCCATGTGGCCTTCACGGGGCGATCTATGATTGCTTTAGCTATATCTTGTCTAAAATACCGTGCAACATAATCACCATACTTTATTTTATTTGGGTAGCCTAATGCTTGGTATATGTCGCGATCACCACCATACGTTTGTTGGCCGAGTGAAGCCGCTAAAGAAGCTCTTGCTACCAGCGTACTGGCCAACGCTTGTATTTCCCGCCCATTGGCGGTTATTTTATCTGATGGTGTTGTCCTTTTCATGTATGTTTATTTTAGGAAATCCGCTTTACATTGATTGCAGCCAATCCTTTTTTGTTTGTTTCAACTTCATACTCGACTTCTACGTCGTTTGATACTTTACCCAGCACTTTTGTACAATGAAAGAAAATCTCTTGTTGATTCACATCATTTGGGATAATGAAACCGTACCCTTTTGATTCATTAAAAAACTTGATTCTACCTGTGTTCATAATTTTTAAGATTAAATTAATTTATTTTGTGTTGTGAAACAATATATTATTGACTGACATGATGTAGAATCCGTAGAGTAAACGTAATGTGTAACTCCTCCTGTTGTTGTGTAAAAATATCCGTGCATGTTTCGCAAATTTAATTAAATAAATTAGAATTATGTTATTCTTCCGGCAATTCGTTTTGAAGCCAGTAAATTAAATGCAGCAGATGCAGCATCAACTTGGTCTTTGTAGTTCCCGAATGGAAAAAATCTCAACTCTTCTACAAATTCGTGGTTCCAATCCCCTCTTAACAGCATCACATTGCCTTCGTTGACTTGAATGGCAAAAGGTTCTGCTCTGTATATTTTATCACCTTTAGGAAGGTCCTTGTGTACAACAAACCCGGCCAAATTTTTAACCGTAGCCTCTGCACTTTCTTTTCCTCCACTTCCCGGCTCCTGTTCGATTCCTATTTCGCAATTCCGCTCGTCACCCTCCGCTGTCTGCCGGATGATCCTCTCCCGCTTCTCTGCGGCCCACTGACCCTTTCTAACATCCAAAATAACCCACTTCCTGTTCGCGAGTTTAAGTATCTTCACACCCGCTGTTCTTTTGCCGGCCCCTTCCGTCCCGGCCTTGTCCCAATAGCGCATCACTTGTTGTCTATGAATGTCGCCCGGCAAAGCATCTATTATTTGGAAATTGTCAACCTTAAACATACCCCCGCCCGGAGGGGTTGGGTGCTGACCTACCTGTCCGGCATATCCATATTGCCCTAAATCAGCTTCCATTTCTTTCAGCGCAGTCCAAGATAATCGAACCGGGTCGAGCAAATCATCTTTGTAAAAGCTTTCAAGTTCTGGTGGAGCCAATTGATCTTTGAAGTGTCGAATCTCCCCCGGCAAACAAATCTGCTTAATCAACTTTCCCTCTTTCGTCTTTTCCATCATAAACCCGGTTGGGTCATTTTGATGTAGTCTCTGCATGACCATAATCGTCACCGAAACATCTTTATCAGCTTTACGTGTAGATGCTGATTGAGTAATCCAGTCATTTGCCACTTTCAACAAAGCATCAGAAACAGCTTGCTTTGGATTAAGTGGATCATCCCAGATGTTTATGTGTCCGTGAAACCCGGTGATTGTTCCACCTGTGGATGTGCTGTATCTTCCTCCTCCCAGAATCACCCTACGTATTCTACCATCTTTATCACGTTCTCTCTTCGCTATCCTGTAATTTGATTTAGTATCTTTATCTTCTTTTATGATTATATCAGGATACAGCAATTTAAACTTATCAGACCGCATCACGTCTCTGCTCTTTTCCGCACTTTCCAAAGACAAATCACTGGAATATGATCCTGTGATAAACCGCATCCAGTGCCAACGTGTCCAGCACCACACCGGAAACATGATTGAGCATATAATTGTCTTCGAAGTTCCCGGAGGAATGTTTATGATTACGTCAAACAACTTCTTTTCGTGATTCCCAACTCTCTCGGCCACTTCTGTAAGCTGCTGGCAGAGGTATTCTATGTGCCAGTTCGTCTTAAATTCATCATCACTTACTTCATTCCAGAAGCACACAACAAACTCATACAATTCCAATCCACCCAAACTGATAATCGCAGCATACGGATTTTCCAGTGCTGTTTTCACAGCCTCATCTCTGGTGATTATATCTTCTGGAAACTTATTAGTTGTTCGTGACACCATGAATAGGGCTTATACTTTTTATTGCTATACTCTTAATCATCTTTCTCTCTTCTTCGGTAAGATTAACCATTTCAAGTCGCTTGGTGATGTCTACATTCATTCGAGCATCAATTTCAGTTTTATTCACATCAGCCCAAGTATCTCTAAATCTATTCTTCAAGTAAAATATAATTGCTACTGTATCAGGAGCCATGTGCTTATGACTGGTCTTAACTAAGTCCCGGATGTTCCCTTGGCGATCTACGTGCTGGCTGTGCTCTACCTCTGTATAATCATACCCCAAAGCCCTTTGCCCTAACGTCTCTCCCACTTTCATCCCAAACATCCAGTGACCTTCCTGCCACGCTTCCTTGTACTCGTGATTAGTGCTCTTCCACAAATCAATCGTTCTATTTGAAACTCCAAAAAATTCAGCAATATCACTATCCCTCGCTCCGAGCCTCGCCAGATAATAAACCTGCCGCATAAAATCATTCTTGAACAGTATATGTGCCCCTCCCCTTTTTGGATGGGGTAAATCCTCTCTACCTTCAAAAAATCCACTTTTCAACTTATCTAAAAAAGAAGGTCTGTGCATGTCACCAGACCCTTCTGCCAACGGAACTCTATTTGTCACGTCTTTCGGCTTCGGTGGTTGTATCGTCCTCTTCATCGCTGATTTTGTCTTTAAATCCCGCCATAAATATACCACATCTTCCAATATAAACCAAATTTCTACAAAACAAACTAAATCTCACTTCAAAAATCCTAAAAATTTTTCCACAAATTTTTTATCACCTAAATAAAAAGTAAAAGTAATTAGGAATAGAATAAACCAATAAACTATATTTTACATTTTCTCCCTATATGTCCGGTATGGTAAAATGCTTTCCTTTTTTTCCTTTTATATGATTCTATCGTATTCACATAATCACCTTTTCACTTCAAAAGTTCCATAAAAATTTTACATATTATATTTTCACTTTGAAATTTTCAAAAAAAATTTGGAAGATGTGGGAGGGTCTTTTCACCACATCTTTTATTCCAAACCCGCCATAGCGCTTACGTATCACCCGCTGCCGTACTCTATATCACACGTATTTATTGTTAGCATTAGTTTATATTATCACATAGTTAATCATTGTGCTATGCGTATGTTATCACTATG